AAGCCTTGAGCATTGATTTCTCGTTGCTAAATCCTATCGCTGGTTTATTTAATACCAACTCTTCCAAACCATCAGGATGATTTTTACAAGGGAATGTATCATAATAACCTGCTTCGTAATCAGGGTGTGTAAAGAATACAAAGTATTGGTTGCTAAAAGTATCATAAACAACCATTATAGTTAATTTACCTGTTCTAATAGACCATTCACAGTCTAAATACCAAACCCTATGATTATAGTTTTCAGGCAACACTTTGTTATGTGTTAATGCTCTGTTAACAAAGGGAATATTAGCCTCCCATGTTTCTAAATGAGGGAAGTCTTGTTTTATAGAATAGATGTCTTCGGGGCTTTTTGTATACACCCTACTTAAGTCTTCACCGTAAACGCCTTTGTAGCCACTTTCATACTTTAATATAGAATTATGAGATATAGGTACTGCCGTATCTTCAACGTAAAAGTAAGGCTGACATTTATAGGTTTCAGTAATTCGTTTTCCTAATGAATCTCTTAACCTAACAGATATTTTGTTTCGGCCTGTCCGTTCAATTATCACGCACTCGACCTCTCGACCTTGTTGGTATATTGTGTTTGTTAAGCCACTTGTTGATAGCCATAGCAGATACACCATATACATCTCCTATTTGTTTCATAGTCATATTATCATCAACATACATAGCAACCAATCTTTCTTTGTTTCTATAACTTTTGTCTTTAAGCAGAGCAGTTAATTTAACTGTTAAATCAAACGTATTATCACACTTAGGGCAACCTATGTAATAATAACCAGTACTAGTCTCATTGGAGTCTAGATATATTCCCCTACCAAGAGCAAACTCATTACCACAACTACATTTAATTAGCAACTGAAACACCTACCTGCATAACCATATTACGACCATCTTGGAAAAGAAGTATAAATCCTCCTCCGTAGTCTCTCATATCGTAAATAGAAAGTATGATTGTTTTATCGAAGTAAGTAAGTACTTCCTCCAAACCGCCACCAAACTCAATATTATAGGGGAATGCAGCAAACGAAATCATAGTCGATGTTTTACCTCTTAACGATACACCGGTTGTTATATGTGTATTATTATCCGAATTATGTAATAAATATCTAGCAACGCTTTGTCCGTTCACATTTGCACTTTTGAATGCTTCAACCAACACATCTCTTGAATAATCCCCAGTTAAAGGAGTATGTTTTTTACCGTTGCTATCTGTATAAGTACGATTAGTCTTATCTATCTTAAGAATTATACTCTCCGCCTTACCCATCTGTTCTATTGCTGTTTGTCTAGAAGACGGATACGCCCTACAAAGAGCAGAAGACCTTAGAACAGTTTTCTTATTCGATGATTTAATTATTAAGTTATCACCTATCTTATCAACAGTTATAGTAATCTCATCACTATGAGTTTTCAACACACCTAACATATCTGCTATATCAGCAACTACTATGTGTAGGAATCCACCGGCCTCACAATCCATTTGTAATTCATGTACGCTACTAACACCATCTTTTACTGTACTAACTATGGTTGCTTTGTCGCTATTTTGGTCGCAGATTATTACACAAGCATGACATTGAGGCTGTTTAGTCCCGTTGATATAACTAAACCTTCTAGCAGCCTTCAACATCTCTTGTAGTTTTTGATTGTTTAATATTACACTATTGTTTGATGTCATATATATCCCTCTTACCTTCTCCATATAAACCGTCATGCTCACTAGCCAATTGATACAGATTATTCACATTTGTTCTAGCGTGTTTAATCACGTTTACTTCTTTCATCCTACACATAATTGCGCCTAACTGAACGGCTGACAAATTGGGGGATTGTCTAGCATTAGGATTAATTTTAGGGTTTCGTTGCTCCTTTATTATATCTAATACTCTTCTAGCAGTAATAGGTCTTCTTTGTGTGGATAGAGCAGATATTACCCATCGTTTGATGAAGTAATTCTTCCTAACCATAAAAGGCTCCGTTGCTAGATTTTTATTGGCTTATCCAACTTCTTAATGCTCTATGTATTATCAGAATGGTTCTGCGTCATGTTTCAAGGCTCGTTTATCAGAACGTGAGACTCTTAATCTTCGTGTCTTTACTCCTTCCTTTAATCCAAATGCTATACTACTATCTGTGCATATCGGTTATGGTTTTGGGCTAGCACCTGTTTATCTAGCCTCGCCAACTTCTAATCTTATTCTTCGACCTCCGTTGTCGTTGCTTTGTTGTTCCAGTTTAAGAACGGTAGTCCATTCCAAACAACTGTACCGTCTTTAACAGTAAGTACATCGTGTGTAGTACCTAGATATTCTTGGTGAAGTCCTTTCATTTCAGTAATAGTACCTCTAACAACCCACTCGTTGCTACTTAGGCTAGCATCCTTCTTAACACCCGCCGCTAGGTCTCCTTTCTTACTGTATCTTGTCAACCAAATCTGTTGCGAGAATAGTCTTTTCGTTCCATTCTCCCATTCCGGTGTTTCTCCTACCTTCATAAGACCTTTTTGACCTCCGCCAATATCCATATATTCTTTAACATCTTTTAAGTGAAAAGTGTATCCTACAAACGGAGCCTGTAATTGGTGGGCTCTGTTGATAACATCTCTGAATAGTTGGTTTCTAGTCCTCCATTCTTTTTGATTGAATGAATCACCTTCTTTCTCTATAACGCCTCTTCGTAGTAAAACATCAGTCATACTAAACTCACACCACTTTAGGAATGTGGAGCAACCGTCAATGATAACTCCTCCTATCTCTCCTGTCTTACATTGTTCACCCAATATACGCATGAACCATGACATTTTATCAACCAAAGCAACCCAGTTGGTAGAGTTATCTTCATTGAAAAGAGAAGCATCAGAAGCATCGTATACAGGGATAACTTTGATACGGTTGTTATTAGGATAATTAACCATAACAGTTTGTGTAGCACTATTGTCTATATCTAGGATAATGACATCTCCCTCTGTTGTATTCAACGCTAAATCAATTAGTGTACCCGTCTTTGCAGTATTTTCTTTTCCTACTGCGGCTAATCTTACAGGGAAATGTTTGTTGGTACTACCTGTCAACAAATTAGTGTAGTAATCTCTTCCGTAAGAAGACCTATCTTCGATAGGGTTGCTAGGAGAGGAAGCAACGGCTTGACCCCAAGCCATTATTCCCACCCATCCGGTGCATCTTCCATATCAGTATCTTCATAATCTGTTGTTGGTACTAGATTATCCATAACAGACCATCCTGTTATAGACATCCTACCATCACCATCTCGGCCCATCCAACCTTGACCTATTACCATCATGGTTGAACCTACACCGAAGTCTAGATATTTCTCTTGAGATTTAGGAACCCATAATTCAAGAGGCATAGACATACTTGTGTAATCTAAGTCTCCCAATGTTATCACAAAGCCACCTCTGTCTTGTGGGTCTATATGCACTACCTCTAATCTTACAGCACACAAAGCATCCCATTTTTCTTTATCCCCTAATCCACCTACATAGGATTCAATAGAATCTAAACCATCCAAAGCAGTTATTCCTAAGTCTGCTAGATTCCATTCGTGAGGAGCATTAGGCCACATATTAGCAACCTTAGCATCATCATTCCATGTACTTAGGTCTGCCTTTAGATAAAGTCTATCTCCATTAGCGTTAGATTTACCCGCTATAAAGCCGGTTGTTAGTGTTGGGAAGGAAGCCCTGCTTAACTTACCACTCGCATATACTTTCATTACAGTAGGTGCGTTGTCTGTACCTCTCTTCCTCCCTAAGAATGTTGAAACCCTTTCAGGCTCGGATAAAGGTCTTGCTTGACCGTATCTATAATTAGCATTACCATTAGGGAATACCGGCATACTGTTGTTCCAAACGCAACAAAATATAGTACCATCATTCAATGTCATAGTATGCTTAGGTAAATTGGTTATTGTACTTCTATCTGTTTGCCCTGCTTCAAAGGGTTGTTTAGCAACGAGAGTTGGGTTCGCACTACGGAAGTACGTGCCATTACCTGCCGGTGAGAAAGTCATAACTTGACCACTAGCAACAAGGTTCTCTCTGCCAGTACTATCTAAATTATTTAGTACACCTGCCATCTTTTTGTAGGCTAATTCTGCAAAGTCTTTTGCTCTCGGTACACTTAGGAATACACCTTCATATTCTTCTAATCCACTTCGGGATAGTGCCATTGATTTCTTTCTTACGGTAGTGGAAGCCATTCTTAAACAAAGAGTGTTTGCTTCCTCGTCAGTTTTACCTGCCGCAATAAACCCTGCATGGTTGCTTTCTTTGACCGTAGCATGGGCGTTCATTAATTCTTCAACCGTACAACCTATGTTGCCGGCAATTTTCTCTATCATATCGTTTAACATTTTATTCACCTGTTTGTAGTACTCTCTCCTGACTCCCATCTCCCTATAAACCCCCCACATAACATAGAACAAAAAGCCCATTTGACTATCTCTTCATGTACTCCGTTTATACAATCACGCTCCGCTATGATGGCTGCTTCTATAACTTTCATCTTAGATTCAGCCGTTGCTTCACTATTGGTAGCGTACTGGAATATTTGCCTTATACTTTCTCTCACTCTATATCCTGATAACAAAGCAACAGCAGTTTCTATGTCTTTATCTCTAAAGCATACTTTCAAGAATAGTTTTGTATCAACCGATTCTTCAAGCAACGAAAGAGTAAACACCTCTCTCATCTCTTCGGGTACACACGACAAGGCTTGTAATGTATTTATAGCACTTCTCAAATCCCCTTTGTTGCTTTTTATTATTCTCCTAGTCCAGTTTTCCTCTAATGTTAGATTCTCTAAGGTTGCTATCTTGCGTATTATATGACTCATCCAATCATAATCTATCGGTTGAAACTTTCTAACAGCAACCCTTGATTTAATCCATGTGGATATTTTACTAATGTTATTAGAAGTTAAAATAAATATCCCATCCGTATTCTCTATAACACCTTTCAAAGCGGATTGTGCGGCAGGGGTTAATTGGTCTGCTTCATCTAGTAGGAATACGACCTTGCCTCCTCGGTTGCTAAGGGGAATTAATTCGTCTTCTATAAACTCGATACCTCTAAGTCTTTTAGTGGATGCGTTAAACTCATGTAAGGGCCAACCTAGACTGTGAGCAAATGCTCTAGCAGTAGTGGTCTTGCCTGTACCTGCTTCCGCACTATGGAATAAATAGTGTTGAGGAGTACCTTCACCCGCAGCAATAGCAACCAATTCGGTTAATACTCTTTCTTGGCCGCCTATCTCTTCCAATCTAATTGGCCTATATTTTTCCGACCAAATAGTCTTTAGCATATTTATTCCTCATCCGGTGAGAGGCTAATATCTCTAAATAAATCAAAAGTTTGTAGCCATCTAGTAGTCCATCTTGCTATTTGTATTTTATCAGCAGAGCCACTATCTAACATAAGTACGTGCGAAGGCTTGGCTGATTCAGCCAATGTA